CCCCCCACCCCCTATTTCCTATTTTGGGCATAGGAGTCCCACACCCCCGGGGGGGTATATTTAGCGCAAGTAAACCTAGACAGTTCTCCCTGTCTGTGTTAGAACCCCGTCAGATAACACTGGCGGGGTTTTTATATGGCGGACAGGCTTGATAACCTGAAGAACGCAAAATGCCTTGTAGAGGCATGGGAGCAAAAATACGGCGTAGGCGGTCATCATACGAGATGGGTGAACCTCTACCCTTCCGATGTTGAATGGGCGGTCACTGAGATTGAAAGGCTGCGAGCCGCCCTGAATGTGGAGAAGGCTGATGGCTGACATAGAGGTTCTCCCGGGCAAGGCTTGGAACGCCCATGCGGCTCTCCACCACGCCCTGAATGTGGTCAAGATTGACAGCCCGATTATTGTCCTGTGGCTGGATGAGGCCGGACAGGTTAAGCACTCCTCGGCAGCCCTCCGGAAAGATGTCCTGTGGATGGTTGAGGTGGAGAGGCAGAGGGTGGTGAACGATGCTTAAGCCAGAAAACCTGATGATTGACCCGCCGGAGGGATGGCGGTATGGCTTCCCCAAGATGATCCCGGCAGAACACCAGAACCGGACGCTGGAGTGGCTGGTGGAGCAGGGGTATCCCCAGAAGATGATTGACTCCATGGGGAATCATTTCTACTGCCGATATTGGAACGAGCCTGATGCTACAGCTTGACCCGCCTATCCCGGTTAAAACCCCGAAAGGCAATGGCTACGCCCAGATCCTGATTGACTATGGCCCAGACTATGACCTCCTCTGGGTGGTGTTTCAGGACTCAGGGGAGTGCTGGACATGGCGGAACTCTGACATCCGGGCTGTGAATAACATCACCCTCGGCAGGCACGTTCCCTCGTATGCGGGGTCTATGCCACCTACAACCTATTGACAGCATTGTGGTGGGCGTGTATATAAAGCGTCCATGAAGGTCGATCTTCACGAACTGCTTAGCCACAACGGCTACACACTTGGCAGAAACAAGAATATCCGGAGGAAAACCTTCCGAGAGATTCTTGCTGAAACACCTCCTGAAAAGATCCAAGAGGCGGTTGCTGGGGCTAAAAGCTACCATGCCGTTTCTGCTGCCCTTGGCAGCCGCCGTAACATCAATCGAGATGAGGCAAAGGATCTCGAACAGTATTGCAATCATTTGGGGATTGACTGTTCTCACATACAGTGGAAGTCAAAAAAGAATGGCGGTCGGGCGCGTATCGACCAAAATTTGCTTCCAGAAGATGTAATCGCAGAGTTTTTTTCCGACAGTCCCGAGAAAAAGGTGTCACGGGCCACGCTGCTTAGGCTTATCCGGGATCACAACTTGCTTCCGAAGCAATGCTCGGAATGTGGTATTTCTGCGAAATGGAACGGGATCCCTCTTACATTGCACGTTGACCACATCAACGGGGTCAATACGGACAACAGGCTGGAGAATCTTCGCTACCTGTGTCCAAATTGTCACACGCAAACCGACACATATGCGGGTAGAAACAAGAAAATGCTGTCAGCAATGGAGCTGGCCCTAGCCAAAAAAGTTTGACATACGGGTTCCCGGTGGGGGATAATGGAGATAGGGCGCGATTGCGCCCTGTTTCGTTAACAACTATGGGATGAGTCGATGAAAAAACTCATTTTGGCTTCTGCGGTGATGGCTTTGTTATGTAGTGACGCTGCCGTCAACGCAACAGTAACCAACTTCACGGCTGTAAAGCATGACCTTACACGGGAGATCCACGAGGATCGCTCGTTTCATCGCTCCAAGGGGACGAATGTTCCAGAAATGGTGCGTGTTGCCGCTATCCGTGAGGGTGTTCCGGTGAGATTTGCGCTGGCTGTAGCCGAGCATGAGTCACATTTCCGCTGTTCTGCGGTTGGATCCGCAGGAGAACGCGGTGTTATGCAGATTAAGCCCGCCACGGCGCGTGGGATTGGGTATAAAGGCACTTCTCGGGGGTTGAATGACTGCCGAACAGGTATATACTGGGGGATGAAATACCTCCGCATGGCGATTTCAGAGGCTCGCGGGGATCTTAAGCGGGCGGCGTTCCTCTACAACGCTGGCCTTAATGCAAAAACCAAGAATCCCGCGAAAAAACGCTACGTTCTCGCTGTGTTCTCAAAAAAGAGCTTGACTGAATGACCGAAGATGGCAATGCTAAGAAACTCTTGGAGGAGGCCATGGGTCTCGATCTGGACATTGTCCTTGTCCTTGGTGTCAGGGAAGAAGGTGGCAGCGTAATGCTCCACAATGTCGATACTGATCTGGATGCGTCATTCCTCCTGAAGACGTTTGTAGCAACGCTTGATATGGCGATTCTGGAGGAATTGTATGACCGCACAAAACGGAACCTCAACTAACTGGACGCAGGAACAGGATGACTTCCTCAAGGAACAATATCGTGTGCTTTCCAAAACGGCCATCGCGGCCCGTCTCGGAAAAACCAAAAATTCAGTCATTGGTCGCGCTTATCGGCTCGGCATTAGTCGGCCTTACCAAGAAGTCCTCGAAGAAAGACAGGCCAACTCAAAGAGATTGCGCCCGCGTAAGAGTCGTGGTGACAAGTCGGGGCCAGAGCTTTTCTATCGGCGGCTGAAGCCAGTAAAGGCAGTCAAAATGACCGAAGCGGAGATTGTGCCGTTGAACGGGGTTGGTGTTAAGATGTGGGAGCTGGAAAGCTCTCATTGCCGCTGGGTGATTGGGGAACCCAAAGACCTCACATTCTGCGGGCATCCAAAGCAGTCAGGAAGTTCGTATTGCTCATGTCACTCAAATATCTCTGTACGGGACAAGAAATGATTATCCTCAAGACTCCAAACGACCTTCAGGTCGCACTCCGCGCTCACAACATCATTGCTGTCGAGCAGCACCCCTCTCAGGAGGGATGCGCGGTTATCACCCATGAAGTGGTGCGCGGCAAGAAGCCAAGCCTGCTTCTGGTGAAGCACACAGTGCAGGAGGTTGTTGACGCCCTGCATAAGGTTGAAACCATTTTCTGAGGTTGCATTGGCAAAAGCAGGGACGCGGAAACGCAACAAGTTCGATGAGGGGCGAGAGGACATTTCTCTCGTCCCCAAAACCCCGACTCAGGCCGAATACATCAAGGCCTTAAAAGAGTGCCAGCAAGTCATCGTATTAGGCCCGGCAGGCACAGGCAAAACATTCATCGCCTCTACCCTAGCCGCAGCCCTCTTCAACAAGAAGGCCATCGACAAGATAATCCTCTCCCGTCCCAACATCGGGGCGGGTAAGTCCATCGGATACTTCCCGGGGACGTTGGATGAGAAGATGGCCCCATGGATGGCCCCGGTTATTGATGTCCTGAACCGACACTTAACCCCGGCAGTTGTTGAGCTGGCCATCAAGAACAAAAACATTGAGATCGTGCCGTTTGAGACCATGCGCGGCAGATCCTTTGAGAACGCCTTCGTCATCTTGGACGAGGCCCAGAACACCACCCCGCACGAAATGAAGATGTTCCTGACCCGAATCGGGGACAACTGCCGGATCGTGATTAACGGGGACGTTAGCCAGTCTGACATCAGCGAGACATCGGGGTTGCGCCGGGCCATACACATGTCCAAAAAGTACAACCTTCCCGTGCCAGTCATTGAGTTCTCTATTGACGATGTGGTGCGTTCTGAGCTATGTAAGATGTGGATAGAGGCATTCATTGCCGAGGAACGCAAATGACTGAAGACATTGCAGACTGGCTTAAGGGCTATGCCGTGGCTACCGCCGCCGCTGGAATGGGCGATGACGCGGACAAGCTGCTTACTGCCGAGAACGAGATCCGCAGGCTCCGCACCCTTCTGGAATCCACGGAGAAGAGCCGCAATGAGGCGGTGTCTTATGGTCTCTACTGGGAAATGGTGGGGACGCAGAAGTGAACGCAACAATCTATGTTATGCTGGTATTCTTCGCCCCAGAGATTGGCTCGGCTGGGATTGAGAAGGTCGGGATTTATGAATCCCGGGAAGCGTGTGTCACCGCAGCCGAGGATGCTGGTTTCCTTCCAATCAGCAGGGGGCGGCCAACGGCATATGAATATGCCTGTGTCCAGTCCCAGAACGACTATGGAATTGAATGATGATCTGGGTTCTTCTTTATGTTTACGTCATGGGGATCGTAAACGACTTCATGTATGCCGTGTCAAATGACATGGACACCCGCGACTGGCGTGTTCACCTGAACATCGCCGCTTGGCCGATTACTGTGCCTCTTGCTGTGGTTTACGCGATCTTCCACGCCGAGTAAGGATTATTCCTTACTTTCCCAATGGCTGCACGAGAACTGGGCCTCCACTGTGTCCGCCGTGGAGGCCAGACTATATGTGGATGCACACACCCCTTCGTGGGGGTTTGAGTCAGTCGGGATCCAATTCGAGCAATTTGCGCAAGTCCGGCTTTTGGTCTTGTAGCCGTCTTTTACGGACAACGCGGTTTCGATAGAGCGGATTGGATAAAGCTGCCGCAAATATGTTCCTTCGATGAACCCGTTTAGCACGAGTTCGCGAATGCTTCCGGGCCATTGTCTTCCCTCATAGTGGCAGTCAGGGTAATTGCCCTCGCCAAATTCTGTCCAAGATGCGTTATTTTTCATTGACAGCTCCCAATGGGTTGACTAGGGTGTATATACCTTAATCAAGGAGGGATTGCAATGCCTGATGGCCTCAAGTATATCCAAACAGCGGAAGAGTTCGTAAAATGGGCAACCAATGCAAAACGCGGTCATCGGGTGTGCTACTATCGTGGGTGGCTGATGAAAGACAAGTTGTCCAAGATGCCGCACATGGTAAAGAATGATTTGGTGCTTCCGGAGTTCCGGACGGCCCACAAGGCATGGGACTTCTACGCCATGGGAACTGTCGAGCTTTTCCAGAAGCGTATGGGGGATGAGGACTATCTTTACATTGCGGTGGCCACATGAAATACAAGATCCTTGACATGAAGATCATCTGGGGCGCGACCTTCCCTGCTGTGATGGAGGGGGTTCAGGATGTCGAGAAGGACGGGTGGAAGCCCCTTGGAACCCCGACACCATTGGTTATTGGTAACGATTATGGCATGATGCACATGGTGTATCGGGATCGTTCCAAGGAATAAGTACAGCCGGGGTCGGCCTCTAACCCAATGGGTTATGCTCCCCGGCTCAGTCATGCGGAGTGTAGCGCAGTCTGGTAGCGCATCTGCTTTGGGAGCAGAGGGCCGAGGGTTCGAATCCTTCCACTCCGACCAATTGCGGATATAGCTCAATGGTAGAGCCATAGCCTTCCAAGCTAAAGACGAGGGGTTCGATTCCCCCTATCCGCTCCAGTGCCGGATTAGCTCAGCGGTAGAGCAGGGCTTTTGTAAAGCCAAGGTCGTGGGTTCAAATCCTACATCCGGCACCATTCCTTCGTAGCTCAAAGGTAGAGCATCTGACTGTTAATCAGAGGGTTTCTGGTTCGAATCCAGACGAGGGAGCCAATTTCGAGGGGGGTTGACATTATCCCCCGGGATGCGTATAAATGATTCGTTGGCTAGGGAGTAAGTCCTCCCCGGGTTAGGGATTCCATTCTGGGTCATAGCCGATACCGAAAGACGCGACACACCTGCCTGCTGCCCCCTACAGTTCGCCGCTGTAGGGGGCATTTCTTTATCATCGGCCCGCGTGGTATCATATTTCCATGGATTACGCAGAAATCATTGCCAAAATCCCGGACGCCGAAAAGCCCGAGATTTTGGAAATCCTGCGCCGCCTTGATGAAGCCCGGGATCGGGAGGCAGCCCGGGACGACTTTATGAAGTTCGTGAACATGATGTGGCCCAGCTTCATTGGTGGGCGGCATCATCAGATCATGGCTGATGCGTTCCAGCGGGTCGCAGAAGGCAAGACAAAGCGCCTCATCATCAACATGGCACCCCGCCACACGAAGTCGGAGTTTGCCTCCTATCTTCTCCCGGCGTGGTTCCTCGGCAAGTTCCCCGAGAAGAAGGTCATTCAGACCGCTCACACGGCAGAACTGGCCACAGGCTTTGGCCGTAAAGTCCGTAACCTTGTCGGCTCGGAAGACTATCAGAAGGTATTCTCCGGCATTGGCCTCCAGTCCGACAGCAAGGCTGCCGGGCGGTGGTCTACAAACAAGCGGGGTGAATACTTCGCTATCGGTGTCGGCGGCGCGGTGACGGGTAAAGGTGCTGACCTTCTCATCATTGACGACCCTCACTCGGAACAGGAAGCAATGCTTGGTCAGTTCGACCCAAGCGTGTATGACAAAGTTTTCGAGTGGTACACCTCCGGCCCACGCCAGCGTCTTCAGCCGGGCGGGGCTATTATCATCGTTATGACCCGGTGGTCGAAGCGTGACCTGACTGGGCAGATTATTGATGCCTCCATCAAGCGCGATGGGTCGAGCGAATGGGAAGTGATTGAGCTTCCCGCGATTATGCCGTCTGGGCAGCCGCTCTGGCCCGAGTTTTGGTCGCTAGAAGAACTTGAGAAACTGAAAGCAGAACTGCCGATCTCTAAGTGGTCGGCACAGTACCAACAGGATCCGACATCAGAAGAAGGCGCTTTGCTGAAGCGCGAGTGGTGGAGGATCTGGGATCGGGAAACGCCTCCGGCGTGCGAAGCCATTCTGGTGTCTTGGGACACCGCCTTCAAGAAAACCGAGCGGTCGGACTATTCGGCCTGCACGACTTGGGGCGTGTTCTATGACGACAGCAGCGGCAAGAAAATCCCGAATATCATCATGCTGGATGCCTTCAAGGACAAGATGGAGTTCCCTGAACTCAAACGCACAGCCTTGGAGCATTACAAGCAATGGCAGCCGGACATGGTGATTATCGAAGCGAAGGCATCTGGGTCTCCGCTAATTTTCGAACTGCGGGCGGCTGGTATTCCGGTTACGGACTTCACCCCGAGCAGAGGACAAGACAAGATTGCCCGTGTGAACGCAATCACGGATTTGTTTGCGAGCGGTGCCGTGTGGTGTCCAGATACCCGCTGGGCGGAGGAAGTGATTGAGGAATGCGCTGCATTCCCGGCAGGATCGCATGACGACTTTGTTGACTCCGTGTCTCAGGCTTTGCTGCGTTTCCGCCAAGGCGGCTTTGTGAAGATTCATACAGACGAGGAAGATGACTATCTTCCCCGTCTCCCGGTTAACGAACCATACTACTGAGGTAACAAATGGCCATTGAACCAGTCCTCCCCAATCCGATTGGTCTGCCAACAGAAGAGCCGCTGGATGTAATCATCCCTTCGGACATCGAGACCACCGAGACCGATGACGGCGGGGTCGTGGTGGACTTCTCCGCAGAAGCTGCGGAAGAGATCACTGGTGACGAGGGGTTCGATGACAACCTCGCGGAATACATTGATGAAGGCGAGCTTGACGGCATCGCCTCTGAACTTATTGGGGACTACCTCTCCGACAAGGAAGCCCGCCGCGACTGGGAAAAGGCTTACATCCAAGGCCTCGATCTCCTCGGCATGAAATACGAAGAGCGTACAATTCCATGGCCCGGGGCGTCTGGTGTTTATCACCCGATTCTGGCTGAGGCTGTGGTGCGCTATCAGTCCCAGACAATCATGGAAGTGGTTCCGGCTTCCGGCCCCGTTCGCACTCAGATTGTGGGCAAGATGACCCCAGAGCGCGCCAAGCAGGCCGAGCGCGTTGAAGACGAGATGAACTACATCGTCATGCAGCGCATCCCGGGATACCGCGCCGAGATGGAGCAACTCCTGTTCCGTCAGCCTCTTGCCGGGTCGGCCTTCAAGAAGGTCTACTTTGACTCGGTTCGTCAGGTTCCCCGTGCCGATTTCGTCCCGGCAGAAGACTTCGTTGTGCCGTATGGCGCTTCAGATCTTGAAAGCGCGCCTCGTTACACTCATGTGATGAAGAAGTATCCCAACGAGGTCAAGAAGCTCATGGCCTCGGGGTTCTATCGCGAGCTTGAGCTTCCGGATCCGACCCCGGATCGCAGCGACATTCAGGACAAGTACGACCGCATTGATGGCGACAATCCGACTTGGGATCTCGATGATCGTCACACGATCCTCGAAATGCACGTTGATTGCGACCTGCCGGGCTATGAGTCTGATGACGGGATTGCCCTGCCATATGTGATTACAATCGAAAAGCAGGCTGGCAAGATTCTGTCGATCCGCCGCAACTGGCGTAAGGATGACCCGCTGCGCCAGAAGCGTATGCACTTTGTTCACTACCCCTACCTGCCGGGTCTTGGGTTCTATGGCTCCGGGCTGATCCACCTGATTGGTGGCGTGGCGAAGTCCTCCACCTCTATTCTCCGTCAGCTCATTGATGCTGGCACCCTGTCCAACCTCCCCGCTGGCCTCAAGGCTCGCGGGCTTCGCATCAAGGGCGACAGCTCGCCGCTGATGCCCGGTGAGTTCCGTGATGTTGATGTGGCCTCTGGTGCTATTAAAGACTCGATCACCTTCCTCCCCTACAAAGAACCTTCCGCCGTTCTGTATCAGTTGCTTGGAACGCTCACGGAAGAAGGTCGGCGTATTGGCTCGATTGCGGACGTTTCTATTGGGGACATGAACCCGAATGCACCTGTGGGTACGACACTTGCGCTTCTGGAGCGCAACCTCAAGGTTATGTCTGCTGTGCAGGCCCGCGTCCATGCGGCTCTGAACCAAGAGTTCAAGCTGATCGCCCAGATTGTCAAGGACTACATGGGGCCGGATTACGAGTATGACGTTGGCGGCGACTACAGCCGCTATGAAGACTTTGACGACCGCGTTGATGTGATCCCGGTTTCCGACCCGAACGCCTCTACGATGTCCCAGCGCCTGATGCAGTATCAGGCTGCTCTCCAGATGTCGCAGCAGGCCCCGCAGATTTACAACACCGCCCTTCTGCATCGGCAGGCCCTCGAAGTGATGGGCATCAAGGGTGCGGACGAGATTGTGAAACTGCCGGAAGAAATGAAGCCAATGGATCCGGTCTCCGAAAACATGGCCCTGCTCAAGCAGGATCAGGTCAAGGCCTTCAAGGATCAGGATCACGAGGCTCATATCGCGGTTCACATGGCCTTTGCGCAGGATCCTCGGATCCAGCAGATGGTGGGCCAGAGCCAGTTTGCCAATGCAATCCAGTCCGCCATGCAGGCGCATATTGCGGAACACATGGGCTTTGCCTACCGCAAGAAGATCGAGCTTCAGCTTGGCGTTCCGCTGCCTGAACCCGGCGAGCCTATGCCACCTGAGATTGAACAGGCTATCGCTGCGGTTGAAATGCTTGCCGCCCAGAAGGTTCTTCAGGAGGGTCAGGCTGAGGCCGCTCAGCAGCAGGCTGACCAGCAGGCTCAGGATCCAATCATCCAGATGCAGCAGGCTGAGCTTCAGATCAAGGCGCAGGAATCCCAGCGCAAGGCTCAGAAGGATATGGCTGACTCGCAGCTCGCCGCTGCTCGGCTCCAGCTTGAGCAGGAGAAGATTGCCTCCTCCGAGCGTGTTGCCGGGGCCAAGATCATGGCCGAGATGGAAGCCAAGGATAAGGAGATCTCCATCAAGCGTGCTGGAGAGCTTCTGCGGGCAGGCACTAAGTTGATCGGGACAAACACTCAGACCCCGCAGGGTAACGAATGAATGAGCTTGAGTTCCTGAAGAAGAAGATCCGCGAAGACCTTAACGACTTGGCGGATTCTATGGCTACTGGGTCGGCAGCGGATTATCCGATGTACCGCCATATGGTCGGCAAGGTTGAGGGGCTGGCGCAGGCTGAGCGCCATATCCTTGATCTTGAAGAAAGACTCCGTGAGGCTGAAAGGCTCTAGTATTGGAGGTCAGCCACCCAGAGTGGTATTATTGTGTAAGGGATTGTGTTCGCGCCTAATTCCAACACAACGGGACGACACCGGAAAGTCGCTAATATGAGTGGACAGGCTGAAAGGCTTGCTGATGGACTACCGACCCCGAAAGGGTATCGGATTCTGATTTCTCTCCCCGAGATTCAGGAGAAGACTGCCGGGGGCATCATTCGCCCGGACGATCTTCGAAAGAAGGAAGAGACCGCCTCTATGCTCGGTCAAGTCCTTGATATGGGGCCGGATTGCTACGCCGACAGGGATCGTTTCCCGAGCGGGTCGTACTGCAAGCCCGGAGACTATGTGATTTTCCGTTCCTATTCGGGAACGCGGTTCAAGGTTAATGGCCGCGAGTACCGACTCATCAATGACGACACTGTTGAAGGTGTCGTGGCTGATCCCAGCATCTTTGAGAGGGCATAATGGAACTGGATAATGACAAGGAAGTAATTCTCGACAAGTCTGATTCCGCCTCTAACGAGGTAGAAATTGAGATTGTTGATGATACGCCAGAGGCTGACAAGGGCCGACCCCGCCGTCCGGAGGGGCAGGAACCTGAGATCCCGTCTGACGATGAAATCGCTAACTATAGCGAAGGCGTCCAGAAGCGTATCAAAAAGCTGCGTTATGAATTCCATGAGGAACGCCGCGCCAAAGAGGAAGCGGCACGCCAGCTTAATGAAGCCACAGCTCTCGCCAAGAGGCTGATGGAAGAAAAGAAGAGGATGGAACAGGCCCTGCGCAAGGGCGAGGAAATCCTTGTTGAGAATGCTAAGGGCAAGGTCGAGAGCGAACTCGAACTGGCTCGCAAGAAGTTTAAGGAAGCCTACGACTCGGGCGATGCCGATGCTCTCGCAGCGGCGCAGGAACGAATCGCAGAGCTTTCTGTCCAGAAGGCCAGTGCCATCAACTACCGCCCTGTTTACAAGGAGGAAGTTGAGACCCGGCAGATTGAACCCGGTTATGAACCCGTGGTTCGTCCGCCTACTGACCCGAAGGCGGTGGATTGGGCCAAGAAGAATACTTGGTTCGGGCGTGACCAGTTGATGACTGATTACGCTAAGCATATCCACGACCGCATTGTTGTGTTTGACCGAATTGATCCTCGCACAGAGGAGTATTGGCAGACACTCGATGGGGAAATGCGTAGGCGTTTCCCGGAGATGTTTGATGATCCAGACGAAGATAGCCGTTCAGAGCGTCCGGTTCGTCAGCAGACATCTAATGTGGTGGCCCCGGCATCCCGCAGCTCCGCTGCAAAGCCGCGCAAACAGGTGAAACTGACGGCTACTGAGGTTGCTCTCGCTAAGCGCCTTGGTCTCTCGGTAGAACAATACGCCGCCGAAAAAATGAAAGGTCAGATGTAATGG